AAAAGGACACGCCGCAAGCCCCCGGACATGCCGAATCGCATTGGCGGTTCTGTTTTGAACAATTCATCAAGGACACCATCGAAGATGAATTTGCCGACACGTTCATCCGGCTTTGCGATCTTGCCGGGGAACTTGAAGTTGACTTCGACAAGATGAACCCGTGTCGCTATCACCGGGCGTTCGACCGATTCACCATGACCGAAAACGCATTTGGACTTGTCAAGGGATTGTCGAAAGGCAATATCAGCATCCACAAACGCATTCAATTCGGCCTTGACTACATTGTCAATTGGGCGAAGCATGAAAACATCAACCTTGAATGGCACGTCCGGCATAAAATGCAGTACAACGAGGGTCGCCCGGCACTTCACGGCAAGAAATATTGACGAAACCGATGCACTTGCATTGCATTTGCAATCCATTTGCAATGCACTTGCATCACAAAAGAATGAAGATGAAAGCAAAATGTGAGTACAACAACGGAACGTGTCTGATTGAATACTACTACAACGGACGCGAAAAGACCTTGAAGAAATACCAAGACAAGGTTCTTGTCGCCGAATGGAAAGGCGATGAAGCAAAAGAAAAATGGCATGAAGTCATTGATTAAATAATAACCCTAAAAAAACAATTATGTTCAAAGTTGAAATCATCGGAAACATTGGTCAAGACGCAAAGGTCGTTGACTACAACGGAAGCAAGTTCGTGTCATTCAGCGTGGCACATTCAGAGAAATGGAAAGACAACCAAGGTGTCGAACGAGAGGAAACAACATGGTTCGGTTGTACCTTGAACGGCGATGGCGGCGGATTGCTGCAATATCTGAAAGCCGGAAAGCAAGTGTTCGTTCGCGGAAATGGCAAGTTACGCACATATCCGGATAACAACAACCATGTGACCCGTGCAACATGTGATGTCCGCGTGACTGAAATTCAGTTGTGCGGAACGAAGAAAGAGGAAACCAACGATGACCGTCCGTTCTAAACTGAAAACATTATGGCAGACGATTACAGAATCCGAAAGGTGACAATCGACATGAATGAACGGTCGATGGAAGATTACTTGAACCCGTATCACGAACCATGTATTGTGACGCGCTATGTTGTACAAGTTCGCGGGTTTCTTTGGTGGCACACGGTCAAGGTGTTCAAGAAGATTCGCCCGGCTGCAAGGTTGCTTCACTTCTTAAAGCACAAGGACAATGATTGAAATGCCCGATTTGAGAAAGCCGGATGTCATCATCGCCATTGACCCGGATGTCACGAAGTCCGGCGTTTGCTCATTGCAGCCAAAGACAAGGGACTTGACGTTCGGGGCGATGGATTTCCCGCATGTGCTTGAAACAATCCGGGCGACAAAGGAATCCTTGGCAGACACGGGAACAATGGTTGTCGTTGTCGAAGCCGGATGGATGAATAAGAGCAATTGGCACTTGATGTTGCATGATTCCAAGTCGCAAGCAGCCAGCAAGGGCTATGACGTTGGCAGGAATCACGAAACGGGTCACAAGATCGTCGAGATCTGCAAGTTCCTTGGCATCCGTGTTGTCGAACACCTCCCATTGGTCAAACATTGGCATGGAAAGGATGGCAAGATAACACACGAAGAACTTGCCTACTTCACGGGAATCACGAAGCGGACAAACCAAGATGAACGGGACGCGATATTGCTTGCGTGGCACTATGCAGCCCTACCAATCCGCATCAAAGTGAGAAAGCCGGGATTGTGATTTGTTGAAAACTCATTCGTATCTTTTTGGGTCAAAGGGGTGTATCATTGTGATACATCCCTTAACTTTGCACCCGATTTCAAAACGTAATTACGAACAACATGAAACCTATTGATTTCCCGCAATCCACAAAGGTATTGCAGAAACCCGGCACAATGACCGATGAAGAATGCGCGTCACTTCACGTTTGGAGCGATGGCAAACAATGTGTTTCCAAGTGGCACTTGTCACCTTGGGAGCGCGTCAAGGTTTTGTTCGGGCAAGACATTTGGCTTGGCGTTATGTCCGGCAAGACACAACCGCCCGTGTTCCTTGCAGCCGAACGAGTATTTGAACAACCCCCGGTGACAACACGAATCAAGAATTGGTTCGGAAAAGTGTTTGCGTTCATCGGCGAAAAATTGCAGAACTGACATGGCAAAGATTATTGAAACAAGCATCGAACAACTTATCCCGGATGATAAGAACTTCAACGAGGGAACGGAGTACGGCCAACACTTGATTGAAGAATCCTTGCGCAAGTTCGGCGCGGGTCGTTCCATCCTACTTGATAAGAACAACCGAATCATCGCCGGAAACAAGACAACGGAGAATTGCGTCAATGTCGGCCTTGATGATGTCATCATCGTTGAGACAGACGGCACAAAACTTGTCGCCGTCAAGCGAACGGACATTGACCTTGATTCAGCCCAAGGCCGCGAAATGGCACTTGCTGACAACGCGACATCGGACGCGAACTTGAAGTTCAACACCGACCTAATCATGCAGGAAGCCCAAAAGTTTGATTTCGACCCGTCCGATTGGGGCGTGAACACGGAATCCGGGAATGATGGCGATGGAGAGGAAAAGCAGGGCGGAAAGAAAGTGATTTCAACCCGGTTGATTGTCGAATGCGGGGACGTGACGAAGTTGTCCTTGCTTTTTTCAGAACTGCAAGACCGGGGATTCAAGTGTGAATTGAAAGAGTGACGATGCACTTGCATTACACTTGCATTACAAACTTGACAAAATTAAAAATGGCAAAAGTGGCAAAGTACAACAAAAGAACCGTTGAACGCATCATCGAGTTCGTGAAAACCGACACGTTCACCATTGGCGAGATATGCGCCAAGGTCGGCATTTCACGGCAAGCGTTCTATGATTGGCGGGACAACCACCCGGAGTTTGCGCAAGCCCTTGAAGATGCCGCGAACGAGCGAATGGAAATGTTCGTCTTGGAAGCAAAGAAATCCTTGTTGAAGAAAATCAAGGGTTATGACGCAAAGGAAACCAAGGTCACGACAATTCCATCCGGCAAGATGGAAGCGGACGGCAAGACACCAATCCCGAAAATCAAGGAGCAAATCACCACAACGAAGCACATTGCCCCGGACACGGGCGCAATCATCTTTGTGTTGACCAACGGCGACCCCGACCATTGGAAGAACCGCCAAAACGCAGAGTTGACGGGTGCAAATGGAGAACCGCTTGTCAAGCCAGCCCGCATCTTGACCAAGAAAGAGGCCAAGGAGTTTATGAAACAACTTGAAGATGAAGTCTAAATGAACAACCAAGTCCGCGACATCGACCTTTTGAAAACATGGTGTTTGTCCGATTCCCTAAACTTCACGCGATATTTCTTCAAATCGCGTTTCCATCGAAAGTTTGTGGTCGGACGGCATCATCGTATGATTGCGGACGCATTGAACAAGGTCTTTTCCGGGGAAACGAAGAAACTAATCATCAACATCGCCCCGCGATACGGAAAGACAGAACAAGCCGTCAAGAACTTCATCGCCAACGGCCTTGCATTGAACCCCAAGGCCAAGTTCATTCACCTTTCATATTCCGATGATCTTGCAAGGGACAATTCACGGGGCGTTCAAGAAATCATGCGCGACCCGGAATTTCAACGTCTGTTTGACGCAAAGCCGACATCGCCGAACACGAAGAAATGGTTTACCAAGCAGGGCGGCGGACTTTACGCCGTGTCATCCGCCGGACAAGTCACGGGATTCGGCGCGGGTCTTGTCGATGAAGTCAAGAACGCAGAATCCGACAAGGACTTGAACGAAGCACTTGACGAGTTCTTGCCGGAAATTGACGGGTCAACATTCGGCGGCGCAATCATCATTGATGACCCCATCAAGCCGGATGATGCGCTTTCCGCCTTGGTTCGTAACAAGGTGAATCAGAAGTTCGACACAACCATCCGAAACCGCGTCAATTCACGCAACACGCCAATTGTCATCATCATGCAGCGTTTGCACGAACAAGACCTTTGCGGGTTCTTGATGACCAAAGAGCCGGGCGAATGGGAAGTCCTTTCGTTGCCTTGCATCTACAATGACGAAGCAGGGGAAGAAAAAGCCCTTTGGCCGTTCAAGCAGACCATCGAGGAATTGCACGACCTACGAAAGAAGAATCCGTTCGTGTTCGATACGCAGTACATGCAGAACCCAAAGCCGTTGCAAGGCTTGATGTATGAATCCGGCTTTGCCGAATATGCCATCCGCCCGGCAACGAAGCGATGTGTCCGCAAGTGTTATGTCGATGTGGCCGACACCGGGGCGGACTATCTTTGCGCAATCATCTATGACGAAACAGAGATTGGCAACTTCATCGTTGATGTCCTATACACACAACGCCCGGTCGAATACACGCAACCGAAACTTGCAAACATGCTGACGAAACACGGCGTTGCACAATGTATCATCGAAGCCAACAACGGCGGTCGCCTATTCAAGAACGCAGTCGAAAAAGAATGCCGCATCATCGGCAACAACAAGACGAAGTTCACGGCATTCCATCAAAAGGACAACAAGCAACAACGCATCTTCCAAAATTCGGCAGACGTGCAGAACATTTGCTTCATGCCGCAAGGTTGGAATCTGTTGTTCCCGGAGTTCTACCAAGCCATTACAAGTTACATGAAAGTCGGCAACAACGACCATGACGATGCCCCGGACGCATTGACGGGTACGGTCGAGAAGCGAAAGAACGCCGGGACAACCGATGTCGCCGGATTGTTCGGAAGATAAACAACCCAAAATCAATATAACAATGAAGATTCAAGAACTTTTTCCACAGACCGCGAACGGCGAATCCGCCGCAACCGCAAGTGACTACATCCAAAAGTTGAAGTCACATCGTTATCTTGACTTGCCGGACGTTGAATCGGCCAACAAGTCACTTGACCCCAAACAACATGACATCAACAATGAAATCTTGCGCCCGGACAAAAAGGTCAAGATTGACGAGGGCGATGACATGTCGAACGCAGAATCCGCCCGGAACATTATTGACGTGAACGGCGGGGAATCAGAGAACAAAGGCAATTACAGAACGGAGAAAGTCGCCCGTGTCGCCGTTGCCATTCAGAAACTTATCATCAATCGCGCCGTGTCGTTCTGTTTCGGCAACCCGCCGACATACAACGCCGCCCCGGAGAACGAGGGGCAAGAAGCCGTCTTGAAAGCGTTCAACCGCATCATGTCCGATGTGAAGTGCAATTCCTTGAACCGAAAGATTGCCCGTTCGATATTCAGTTACAAGGATGCCGCCGAATATTGGTTTCCATCGGAGCAGAAGCGCAAGCACAAGAAATATGGCTTTGAAACGCCGTTCAAGTTGCGTTGTGTCGTGTTTTCGCCAAAGAACGGCGATGTCCTTTATCCCTACTTTGACGAATCCGGCGACATGGTGGCCTTTTCCCGATCGTTCGCCCATGTTGACGGGGAAAATAACCGCTATGACTACTTTGAGACGTGGACGGACGAAGAACATTGGCTTTGGTTGAACGGCAAGAACGGGTATGAAGTCGTTGAGGGATTCCCCAAGAAGATAGAAATCGGCAAGATTCCCGTTGTGTTCGGCCATCAAGATCATTTTGAGTGTGAAGATATTGACAAGTTGGTTGACCGCCTTGAAAAGTTGCTTTCCAACTTTGCCGATACGAACGACTATCACGCAAGCCCGAAGATATTCACAACGGGCGAAATCAAGGGATGGGCGAAGAAAGGCGAATCCGGCGCGGTCATCGAGGGCGAAGATGGTGCAACGATGCAATATGTATCTTGGCAGCAAGCCCCGGAATCGGTCAAGTTGGAAATCGAGACCATTTTGAAACTGATATACACCATCACGCAGACCCCGGACATTTCATTCGATGCCGTCAAGGGGCTTGGCGCGATTTCCGGCCTTGCCTTGAAGTTGCTTTTCATGGATGCCCATTTGAAAGTGCAGGACAAGCGGGAAATCTTCGATGACTACCTACAACGCCGGGCGAATGTTGTCAAGGCGTGGATTGGCTACATGAACACCAAACTTGAAGCCGATGCCGATGAACTTGACATCGAACCCGAAATCATCCCCTACATGCTGACAAGCGAGATTGACGAATTGAACTATTGGTTGACCGCCAACGGCAACAAACCCGTCATTTCGCAAGAAGAATCCGTTGCATCGGTGGGAATCAGCAAGAACCCCGAACAGACGATGCAGAAGTTGCGTGAACAATCAGACCGCGAAAACTCATTCACCATCGGCGAACCCATCATTGATGACGATGATGATGACAAGCGCGGCGGAAAGGAGGGTGACGAATGAAAAAGACGGTTCTTTTAGTTCTGTTTGTCATCGCAATGCACATGGTCATGGGATTGTTGCTTGCTTCATGTGAGCAACGCCCCGTGTCCGGGTATGTTGTAGGCAAGAAGTATGTCCCGGAACACAACATCATCCATTACAACCCCGCGTTGCACATGAACCAAGTGCAGCAAGTCCGGGCAAAATGGGTTGTCTATGTGGCCGATTCCTTGGGCGTGACCCCTTGCCAAGTCAAGCCGGACACATACGAACGTATCAAAAAGGGGCAATTCGTGACCGCCAAGGGCTTTGAATGATGGCAACAAGGAAAGTATCTACCAAGCAGCAGAAAACGCAGTCACGGCCAAAAGAAACGGGTTTGTGCAAGGACTGCAAACATTCGGGCAACCGAATCGAAAAAGATATATACGGCGAATTTTTCATGTGTTGGTGTCCGTTCCACAAGACGGCGAAGTTCTTGCGACACGACACATGCGAACACTTTGAACAAAAGCATTGAAGATGGCAAAGCGATACAAGGCGACAAGGTTTTCAATCCAAGGGTTTGACACGACCCATTATCAGACAACCGAACAATATGCCCGGTTGGTTGATGAACTATTCGACCGGGCGACCGTTGAAATCACCAAGGCGGCGGCGAAAGGGACATACAACCCGGACGTTCCGTTCTCCTTTGCTGATTATCCGGCATTGAACGGCCTTGTTCAAAAGGTCGGCAACCAACTTGCGGCCAAGGTTCAAGCCGTCATCGAACAAGGATCACGCAACCAATGGTTGTTTGCTTGCAAGAAGAATGACGGCTTCATCAAGTCAATCTTCGACACATCCAAGTTGCCGAAAGCCCAATTGCGCAAGATGCAAGACCGAAACCTTGATGCCCTTTCCTCATTCCAAGGCCGCAAGGTTGACGGCATGAACCTTTCGCAACGTGTATGGCGAACGATTGGGCAATACAAGGTGCAATTGGAATCCGCCCTTGATGTCGGACTTGGAGAGGGGCGGAGCGCACAACAATTGGCGCGGGATGTCAAGCAGAACTTGCGCGAACCGAACCGCCTTTTCCGGCGTGTCCGGGACAAGCGCGGGAATCTTCATCTTTCCAAGGCGGCGCAAGCATACCATCCGGGGCAAGGTGTATATCGGTCGAGCGTGAAGAACGCCCAAAGACTGACAAGAACCGAAATCAACATGGCATATCGTGAAAGTGATTGGGCGCGTTGGCAATCCCTTGATTTCGTTGTCGGCTTTGAAGTCCGGCGTTCCAACCATGAACCGAAATGCAAGTGTGATTTGTGTGAACGCCTTGTCGGTCGCTATCCCAAGACATTCAAGTTCACCGGGTGGCATCCGCAATGTATGTGTCACGCAATCCCCATCCTTATGGATGAAGAAACATTCGACCAAAACGAACTTGCAGAACTGAAAACAGCCTTGCACGGCAAGGAATATCAGAAGCAAGCCGCCAAGAACGAGGTGACAGACGTTCCCGATGGCTTCAAGGAATGGGTCGCCGATCATGTGGACGCGCAAGAAAATTGGGGATCAACCCCCTACTTCATCCGGGACAACTTCAAGAACGGGAATTTGAAAGACGGGTTGAAAATCAAGATGCCATCCGTTGATGACGATGGAAAGATTGAATATCATGTGCCATTTGAGACATTGACAGAACGGCAAAAAACGGATTGGTACAACTTTCTTTCGGATGAAATGGATTTCTACGATTTTGAATCCGCGTGTCGGTTATATGGCGTTGATTATTCGTCATGGGAAAACATGTACAAACAAGCCGATGACAAAAACGAATATTGGCGAAAGGCGGAGATTATCGCAGAGCGCAAGCGTATTGAATCGGTATTGATGGCCAAGATTGCAGCCGCCAAGAAGCAAGCGGAACTTGGAGTTGCAGAGTTTGACAAGGTTGTTCAAGAAGCGGTCGGATGGATTGGAAGTCTTAAATCGCAACAAGACTACATTCACCAAGAATTGCGAGACCAAGCCGGGGAAAAATACCCGAATTATGTGACTTTCATCAATTCCATCAAGGGCGGTTCAATGGATGTCGTGAAGATACGCGAAAAGATTGCCTTGGCAAAGTCAGACTATGCGGACGCAATAACGATGGCCAAGGAAACCATCGCCAAGTTCGGAAAGGACGTTGATGTTTCCAAACTGCAAGCATTGGTCAACGAACAAAGAACGGAAACGCGGAACGCTTTGCGTATCACAAACGAGATTGCCAAGGAATGCAAGGCGGTGAAAGATGCCTTTGATGCCAAGCAAAACGGAGTTCTTGCGCCATTGTCAACCGAATTGGAAAAGAAAGGCATCGAATATCGGGAAGTCAAGGACTTGCCAAAGAAACTTGAAGATTCGGACATTATCGCCCGTCTTGGCGGCGGCGACTTGACAAGCGGTTCTTGTTCATCGCTTGCATTCGCCTTTGCTGCAAACAAGGGCGGAATGGATGTGTTGGATTTCCGTGGCGGCGATTCGCTAAATTATTTTTCAAAGACATACAACATCGCAGAAATTGTAACCAAATGCGGCGGCGTTCGACAATACAGCGTTTCCGGCATTGACATGATGAAACAGACCGAAATCGGCAAAATGTATTATCTTTCCATCGG